GCTACTAGCGCCCTTGCTTCGCTGCGGTTGCTTTCGTGTGTGTGCTGGTCTCGGGTGTTTGTGCCAGCCCCCACTTTCAGTTAGTAACTGTGGCAGGTGGTTTGTTTAGGACGGTCAGCCATACGCCTTTTGTGTCGTTAGGGAACGCTGCACTGGCGACTTACCCCAACAACCTTTCACGTAACTCATCTTGGGTGGTTGGGCGCGCCAGCTCTACCCACGTTTCCGTGTGTTATACCAACACAGTGCAATCCCGTATGTGGCCTTGGTCGTATTCAGTTGTAAGAATTAGTTACTTGCGTAAGCCTTGAATGATGGCGATGCCTAGCGACAGTAGCAGGACATACCATGCCACGATCAGCATGATGCCAACCTGTGTTCAATCTCTTGCAGCTGCTCGGGTCGCCAGATGTAGCACTCAGCGTGTGGGTGCAGGATGGTTAGCCAATGCTCTTGGGCTATTGAGGTCTTGCCTTTAGCTGTCTTTAACTCAGCAAAGATAAGGCCTTTAATCTTGTGGGCTAGTACTAGGTCTGGGAAACCTGCAGCGCCTGTGGTGATGTATCGCCCGGTGCGTGTCATGCTTGGCTGTGCATGATGGCAATCCCAGCCATGAATGTAAGCCAAGGCTTTTACTTGTTGCAGGAATGACGCTTCGCTAATCGGTGTCATTGTTCTTTGCCTAGCAAATAGCCACACATAAACAGAGATACGCACATAATGAGCAGGGTTAGCACATCAGCCACTAGAACGGCTCTTCGGGGGTGTCGTACTGTGGCGCTGGCTGTTCGCCGCTTTTAAGCGTGTCAATGTAGGCACTGGCTTCGCGTTTAGTCATGGCTTGCAAGTTGGCTGGCGGTACTTTGCCCATTGACTTACACACGGCCCTAATCATGTTTTGTTGCTTCTCAGATGCCAAGTTGCTGTTCTCAGTAATCTGCGTATCGCCCTGCATACGCACAACCTTGCCCATTTCTTCACGGCTTGGGCGCTTACTAAAGTCACTGCCTGATAATCCGGCATTGGCAAGTGCTCGACCCACAGCGCCTGTCTCACAGTTCTCTAAATGGCTGGTTTTGTTCACGTTGCCTTGGCCGCGTATTTCTTCTGCCCAGCCAGTAGCGATAATTTCACCATCGAGCCACAACTCAGCCTTGAACACGGCAACATCTGATAAGTAGTGCACAAGATCAGTAATAACTCGGGCATTTGGGTGTGCCTTGAGGAAGCGGTCTAAACGGCTGGCTACTGGTTCGTAATCGTCAAGGTTAAAGGCCACGGGCATAATCCTTTTCTAACTGGTTCAACATTGACCGGACATATTCCAGCTTTTTTTGAAGTTCGGCTATTTCTTGTTCCTTGGCGTAAAGCAAATCAGCCACATCATCATTGTGTGTGTACTCGCTCATTACCAACCCCCAAGGATTCTGCGTATTGCTGCAACGTCAGCAGTGTTCACATACAGCGTGACTGATGTGAACCCTAGGTGGATTTGAATTGTTGAGAAGTTGTCGTGGTCGCGCACTCTGCACTCGACATTGTCTTGGGTGACATTGTGAATGTCAATGCTGCCTACTCTTGGTGACTCACTCATCGTCAGCCAACTTAACTGTGCTCAAATAGTTAAAGCCTTTAGATGGGCCTGAATCATGCAGTGATGGATGCCAAGAGTCGCGCACCTTTTCGGCCAGTGTCGGTATTGCGTGTAGCGCGCCTACGGCTTCTAGCACAAGGCTCGACTCTTTAAACCGTAGTTCGAGCGCCAGTGTGTGGCTGAGGTTAGTTAGTTTGGCGATTAGTTCGCCTAATGATGTTTCCATTGTTTTTCCTTTGTTATTTGCAGTTGCGTTTCCATCTTTGCACATCCTTGTGACGGGATTGACAGATGAAAGCTTGTAGGTGTTTTTGCCCTTTAAGACAACCCCAGCCCCAAGGCCCAACGCGCCACACCTTACGGCCTGAGCGCTCGATGTGCGATTTAAAAGCAATGGCATCAGCGACCTTGACTTGCTCGATGGGGCTAAGCCCTTTAGCTGAGTTGTAGTTAGACCAAGTGCGGAAAGTCTGGCGGTGAATACCTAGCCCACCCGTGTAGGACTTTGTGCTGTGTTGCCAGTTGCCGCCAGTTTCGCACCGGGCTAACTGATCGTAATAAGCGTCAGGCAGTACGCCTTTGTATTTGGCGTGAGGGTCAGCAGCTGCACTTGCGTGGGCTGGTGCGGATAGGGCGAGGATTAGCGATAGTGCCATAAGTTTCTTAATCAAATCTCTGAACTTCTATTGGCGGCCCCCATGAATGCCAAGATTCTGCACGTTGGCAGACTTGGGTGTACTCAATCAGGCCTGTGGTCAAGTCTGTGAAAATTTGAACCATGGTTAGTTTGTCTCTAGACCTTAGGACGGTGTAGCCCCATGTGGGAATCATGGTCGGTTGGCCATCATTTTGAGCCATAGCCAGCAGGACACCCAGCCGATAATGAAACTGTAGATGAATTGGGTGTCGGTCATGCCCAGCCCCTAACCATGTCCATACCCTTTTGGGTGATGCCACACACAATGCCCTGAGAGCCACTTGTAAGGGCTCTACGGATGCCTAAGTCCTCTATTAGTCCAATAGTGCGCAAGTCACTGCAGCGCTTCCAGTAGCCCTTTATTTCGTGACCAGCCAGCGCGGCTCGAGCGCCTGCTTCTTCATCGGTCAGGCCAAGAGTTGCGTAATAGTACTGCTCTAGCAGGATTGCGCGGTGGGTGCCCACTCTAATCGGGCTGATCTGGCGGGATGTTTCGGGGTCTGTTGCCCTGAATAGTGGTAGGTCGGTGTATGTCATGTTTCCTCTGACTTTCTGCTATTTGAGTAGCGGTGGTTACTTTACACAATTTTAGAAAGCGGTGGTGGATATCCCAATGGAAACAAAGATACCCACCACCTAGTCCCAGCACTGCTCAAACAGTGTCTGGGAATCCTTTATGGCTTAGGCAGTGCGCGCCATGCAGCCTCTAGGGCTACGCCATCCTCGGCGTGTCCACCATTTGATTGTGGGGCAAGTTCTACATGGATCCAACGTCCGTTTTTTGAGCCACCGTTATTAGTATCAGTCCACTTTTTCCAGCCTGGCTTGCCGTTTCTGTTGCATCTCCAGCCTTGCCACGTGCCGTTAATTAGGCCGCCGTAGTCGTGTACTTCTTCAATGCCTAGCTCTTTGTAGTACTTGACAAACCATTGCATTGCTTGCACAGCTGCAGCGCGTCCTTCTTTTGTGTCTTTGAAGCCAATGTCACAAGCTCGGGCTGTTGCGTGCACACTCATGCCTTGCCCTGATCGCATTTCTCTGACCACAAGCGTGCCTAGGTTTGTGAAGCCCCAACGGCGATTACAGAAATCAACGAACTTTTCGGTGCCTGCCATTTTGGCTGTGGCTGTTTTGTCGTACCCGGTGTATTTCATGGTGCAGGCGGTTCTTGTGGTGGTTCTTTATCCTTTAAATTATTGGCAGCTACGACACCCACAAGCGCTCCTCCAAGTGTCATCAGTAGCGGATTTAGGGTCTTCCAAGTTTCAGCGTCCATCTGAGACATCTCTACGGGTTGTGTTACATAGAGAAGATTTATCAGCATTGCAATAATTGAAAAGACAAACACAAACACAAGGCCAACTGCAATGAACAATACAAGTCTTGCTTTTATTTCTGAGTTGGTAAGTCGTGGTCGTAGTTTCATACGCACTTTCCGCCTGTCCCGTATGCCGGGGCTGGTGTTGCTGGCGTGATTGTTTCGGTTACCCCTCGTAGGGCTTTGTTTTTTGTTGGTGGGCAGTTGAGGCGTTCACGGTCTGCGCAGGCTGTGAGGGTCATGAGGGTGGCGCTAATCAGCAGTAGGCGTTTCATCTGTGCCTTCTTCGTAACCTTCGGAAAGGTACAGCGCGTATTCTTCATCAGTAATTGTGCCGATGACGATTGTCTTTGTTGTCGGGTGAATAAGGTTTACTGTCTTAGCCATTTTCTATGCCTTTCGGTATCCGTAAACGGTTATTTGCCCACCAGTAATCGTGCCTGCCGATAACTTAAAAATAATTCCGGCATAAGCAGTAGTGGTATTCATTATGGCGCTTGCTTGACAATTAGAAATATAAGTAATTGCCCCTGTGCCTTGTAAAGTTGTCATTGTAATTTTCGCAAGCCTCGGCGCATGAACGTCCATAACAAAGCCAGGCCAATTAGAACCAGCAATACAGTTCACAGCCGTTTCTGCAAATGTTCCTGCATTTATTGAGTAATTGTAAGCAGTTCCGCCATCGTAACGAATTCCAGCGGTGTAATACAGAGCAGAGTTGTCGGTGGCGTTTGATGTATTTCTAAAGTTGTACTGAATTAGCCCTGAAGTTCCAGTTTGAGTAACATTTGATACAACAATTCTGTAGTTGTCGTAATCACTAGTAAAAATACCGTCTAAGGCCGTTGCCGAAAAAGTTCCGCCAGTAATGTAGACCAGCCCTGAGTTAGCCAAATACGTATTCGTATCGGCAGCCGTCAGCACCTCACCCGTAGTAAAAGTCTTTATAGCCATATCAGAATCCTAATCTGTTGTTGTCAAGTCTGCCATAGACAGCATTATCGAGTATGAGATAGTCATTAGTCTCGTTAGACGAAACCGAAAACAGAATGCGCGTATCGTCAGGGCTGGCAGTGATATCGACACCCTCAACCACACAAAAATACCGGACACCACGAAGCACAATATTGACTTCAAGGCCAAGGAAGCTTTCTACCAAATTAAGCAACAAAACAGCGCCAGACGTACTCTGCTGGCTAATCGTGAAACCCAACTCTCGAGGGGTGCTGTTAGTCGTGTCGTACTTAAACCTGATGTACTGAGCCAACGACAACGCCTGAGAAGTGCTGACGTCATAACTATCAGCGACATAAGAATAAATTGGCGTAGTGCCACTGGTAGTGGTTTGTGAAGCCAGCCCTAAAGGCTTAACCGTTACCGAGTTGTAAAAGTCCTCAGCTGCGCTCTTAAACTTAACTTGCTGATATTTGTATTTTTCGCCGGGGCTTACCAAGGTTCCATCAGACCAATCTGGTGTTGTTGGCGCACCAGTTAGTAAAGCCTCACGGCCTACAAAGTCGAGGGTGCCCATATCCAGTGTCGTAGGCCCAGTAGGTGTTGACCGAAGCCTGCCCTGCTCAGTGCGCACCTCGGTATCTACAAAGGCTTTAAGGTTGCCGGTGTAGGTCTGGGCTGAACCTGTAGATGAGCCACCAGCGTTGCCAACATAAAGACCAACAGAGTCTGCAATGTCAAAAACTTGTAGCCCAGTGCTGGCGCTTGCCACCGCATAGCCGTTAATTTGTGTGCGCCCCAATTCGGCTTGTAAGCCCTCAGCAGTAATCGTGACCGAATCCTCATTACTAACCACGCCGTATTGAATATCCACATTTGTGATACGGCCTTGGAACATCTTCCAATAGTTGTAAGTCGGGTAAGACGGGTATGCAGTTGTATAGACCCATGCGATGATGTTGTCGCCAAGTTGTGGTGTGACTGTCCAATCAGTAGGAAACAAACTTTCTACTGTGAGCTGGTCTACGCCGTAATCGTCAATTTGTCTGCGTCTGCCATTCGATATGGATATGTTTTGGACGTCTGGCAGTGCTGTAAATGTTGTGCTAGTAGCGAAAGATACGCGCCAATCCCATGTAGGCATTAGACACCAACCGTGATAGGCACAAAGCCGTTTTGACGTTGGTACCTGCGTAGCGCATCAACTACGGCCTGTGGATCACCGCCGTTTACATTGACTGTGATGCCGCCACCCATACTGCCCATTTTTGACAATGGGATTACAGCCTCGGGACCGGCCTCGCCTATCAGGGCAAAGGTAGGGCTAGTCACAATGCCACCCGTGGCCATCGCTTTGTAGTCAAGTCCTGCAGGGTTAGCGCCACCAGCACCACCACTGTCACCACCTAAACGGCCAAGGCTAATTTGCCCTAGGGAGCCGATGTCTTTGCCGGGCTTAATTAAGTTAATGCCTTTAATAACTACGTTAATCATGGTGATAAAAGCGTTAGCCATAAACTCAAAATTACGCGCCACCTGATTAACCACTGCATTAACTACAGCGCGGAAAGTATCGAACCTTTTGTAAGCCATAACAAGGGCAACACCTAAAGCAACAATGCCAGCCGTAATCAGCACTGCAGGGTTTAACGCCATGGCTGCATTAACCAAAACAACTGCAGCTGCTAAAGCACCGAAAGCAACAGCCACAGCCGTGATCAGTGTTGGGTTGTCTTGTGCCCACGTGGCAAACGATTGCAGAACTGGCAGAGCCTTTTCAAGTATTGGCAACAGTGCAGCGCCTACACCTTCTTTGGCTTCACCAAGGGCAACACCTAAACGCTGCATAGAGCCTGCAGCAGTGTTGGCAGAATCAGTGGCAGCACCGCCAAAAGTAACAGCCATTTCAGCCATCACTTCTTCCATGCTTGCGCCGTCTTTAATCATCTGGCGTAGCTCTGGGGACAGTTTTGCTAGGGCGGTCATGTTGCCGCCATACGCCTTTTCCATAGCCTTAGTCACAGTCTCAAGGCTCATGCCTTTAGCAGCTGCAACATCCATAGCAAGTGTGGCAGCAACA